GTTCGGAAGCTGCCGAGTGCAGACAAGGACATAGGGAACCTACTGGTACATAAGCCATTTTTTGTTCCTTAGTACAATAGGGGGGTAGGGGTCGAAAAGTCAAGTATCCTGTAGTACAGCCCCAAAAAATACGCACACCCATATTCTTCTGTAGTACATGCCAAGCCCTAAGCAGCTAGCCCTCCGTTGGGCGCAAGGACAGGTATTTGAGAACCGCACCCGTTTCCGCGTACTTGTCGCAGGCCGCCGATTCGGCAAGTCATACCTCGCCTGCATGGAATTAATGCGTGGAGCGATCGAACGCCCTGGCGAAACCTTCTTTTACTGCGCCCCGACCTACCGAATGGCAAAAGACATTGCCTGGAAAGTATTAAAAAAACTAATACCCAACCCTTGGATCCGTAGCAAGAACGAAACCGACCTAAAGCTGGAGCTTGTAAACGGCTCCACGATCGAACTAAAGGGCACCGAAAACGCAATGGCCCTCCGAGGCCGCAGTTTGGCGGGTGTCGTCCTTGACGAAGCCGCATTTATGGACGCTGGCGTCTGGTTCGAGGTCATCCGCCCCGCATTAGCCGACAAACAGGGCTGGGGTTTATTCATAAGCACTCCTGATGGAACGGCCAGTTGGTTCTACGAGCTTTGGCAGTATTGCATCAGAGGCGACGACAACTGGAAGCGCTGGAGCTTCACTACGATTGAAGGCGGCAACGTCCCACCGGAAGAAGTCGAAGCTGCCCGCGCCCAATTGGACGCTCGAACATTCCGCCAAGAGTTCGAGGCCAGCTTCGAGAACCTTTCCGGTCTCGTTGCCGTATCATTTTCGGACGCCAACATATCTGCAGAAGCCAAGGACATCCCCGGCCACCCACTACTTATCGGGGTGGATTTTAACGTGGACCCACTCAGCGCCGTCTGCGGCATAAAAACCAACGACACGCTCTATATTTTCGACGAAATCATGCTGCGCGGCGGCGCAACCACCTGGGATTTCTGCGAAGAAGTCCACCGCCGCTACGGCTTGGACCGCGCCATCAAAGCCTGCCCCGACCCAACAGGCTCCGCCCGCAAAACCCAAGGCGTTGGAGCGACCGACCACGCAATTTTGCGCCGTTGCGGCATGGCAGTATGCGCTCCACGCAACCCGTGGAAAGTACGCGACAAAATCACTGCCGTCAACACCGCCCTTTTAGACGCCACCGGCACCCAACGGTGCTACATCCACCCACGCTGCACCGAACTAATCAAATCATTCCGCACCCTCACCTACAGCCCTGGAACGGGCTTGCCCAACAAAAATCTGGGCGTTGACCACGCTTTCGACGCCTTCGGCTACTTATGCCTACAGCAATTTAATTTGGCAAAAGCTGGCTTAATGGGCAAAACATCCTATAGGCTTTATTAAAGTACAGAAAGCCATGTCGGATGAGCCGTTTCCTTACGCCGAATACCGCGATAACAACAACAAACCCTTAGTAAAGAAGCACAAAACCTGCAGCCCAAGGCACGTTATTGAAGCACGCTGCCGCCGCCTCTACAAACACCAACTGGAGGGTAAAAGTGCCCGCCAAATAGTGGTAGAGCATATGAAGCGCGAAGGCATCAGCATGACCACCGCCTACCGCGACTGGAACCAAGTCCTTGCCTGGATCGACGAGGACTGGAAAAAGGACCGCGAAAGCATGATGGCCCGCATCCAAGCGATGCGTATGGACCTGTTCCACACCGCCGTAAAACGCGGCCAACTGCAAACCGCCAGTCAAATTCTGGATTCCTTGGGACGTGTGGTGGGCGAAAGCACTCCCGAGCAAGTTTCGGTAAGCGTGCCTTCCCTAAACATCCAAATCGAGCCAAAAGCGCCTACTGCCCAGCTTCAGGCGTCCAACGCACCAGTAATCGACGCCCCAATCGAAGTAGATGTAGCCGAAGTAGAATCAGAACAAGTCCCCGAAGAGGAGTAAATCAATGCCCGGACACTATGGCCAAGGTGGTAAGAAAAAGCCCAAGTCCAAGGGCACAAAAAAGAAGTAAAATTGGACTAACTGCCGCCAGATCCATGCCAAAACGCGGTCTTTACGCAAATATCAACGCAAAGCGTAAGCGTATCGAGGCTGGATCGGGCGAAAAAATGCGTAAACCCGGTTCCAAGGGCGCACCAAGCGCAAAGGACTTCAAAGAGTCCGCCAAAACCGCCAAAAAGAAGCCCAAGCGGGGTAAAAAATAATGGCAGTCGTCAATGTGGTTGAGACAAAGCGTTTTACCAATGTTGTTGAATACAAAGGCGGCACAATGACCGCCGTGAACGACGAGATGCGTGTTCACGCACACGCCTCCGAGTTTACATTTGCATTTGAAGTAACCGGCGGCGCAAACTTTACCTTTGCTTTTGAAGCGAGTTTTAACGGCGGCACTACTTGGTACGAAATCGACACCAGCAAAAACATCAATAGTGACGGCGAGTACGTGTACTATTACAGTGGCAAGAGCACTTCAACCATCCGCGCTCGCCTGGATTCCATTTCATCTGGAACGCCGAGCATCACTCCGCACATTGCAGTCACGTTTAACGGCTAATGGGCACTCGTAGCGTTCCTGGTTTTTGCACGCACCTAGAAGTTGACGCCGAGTCACGCACAACCGGCGCAAGCTTTGCGTTCATGACACCCCAAGACCCCAGTGACTTTGGTGCGCTAATGACGCGCCTTGCCTCTGGCATAGAGGTAATGATCGAAGTTGAGGACGAAGACGATGATTGAATACCGGGGCGAAAAATTTTCAGGCTACAACAAGCCAAAGCGCACCCCAAACCACCCAAACAAAAGCCACGCCGTTTTAGCAAAGGACGGTGACCAAGTAAAGCTGATCCGTTTCGGCCAACAGGGCGTCCAAGGTAGCCCGGATGGAACGGCCCGCAACAAAGCATGGAAAGCGCGGCACGCAGCTAACATCAAAAAAGGCAAAATGTCCGCCGCTTACTGGGCAAACCGCGTCAAATGGTGACCTAAATGACTTACTCGGTTCCCGGTCAAATCCGCACCCATCTAGTCAGCTCCAGCACTATTGCTGGTGCGGACAGCCCTTTTACGCGCACCCAAGCGGTGCTGGACATGATGAAGGGCTGGGAGATCATGAAAGCGGTAACGCTTGGAACTGAGTATTTACGTGAGAACAGCGAAGCGTTTTTGCCCATTGAGCCCCGCGAGGACTACACCGCCTATCTTGCCCGAGTCAACCGCGCCGTATTCTCCCCCTTTACCCAGCGGCTGGTACGAGCCGCCGCCGGTCTCATATTGCGTAAGCCAATTAGCTTGGTTGGCGATCCTTACTGGACGGACGTATTCGCTAAGGACGTGGATGGCTGTGGATCAGACCTCGACGAGTACGCCCGCCGCCTGCTTATCTGCTCTCTAACTTATGGCCAAGCGCACACGCTAGTTGATTTTCCTGCGCCCACAGAAGCCCGCAGTCTTGCCGAAGAGCGCGACCTAAACCGCCGCCCGTACTGGATTGAGATCGACCCCGCCAACGTATATGGCTGGCGTCTGGACCGTGAAGTGAACTACGGCAAACTTATCCAGATCCGAATCAAAGAAAAGGCAGTCGTTCCCGACGGTGACTTTGGCGAAAAAGTTTACGATCAGATCCGTGTGATCGAACCGGGGCGCTACCGCGTTTTCCGCCAAGTGGAATCGTCTAAGGCGATGTCAGGCGGCTTCCCGTATCCAAACGCTTTCGACGCCACCGACGCCACATCCGACTACGAATTAGTCGAATCCGGCGACTACAGTTTGGGCGAAATTCCCCTTGTGACCACATATTCGGGCAAAACGGACACACTGACCAGCAAGCCACCGCTTCTGGACATTGCTTACCTAAACCTGGCTCATTTCCAGCGCCAAGCCGACCTAATCCACAGCTTGCACATTGCCTCCCAGCCAATCTTGGTCATGGAAGGCTGGGACGACCAGACCAAGGACATGGCGGTCAGTGTTAATTACGCAATGGCCACCGCACCAGGCAACAAGATTTATTACGTCGAGCCAGCCGCCAGTGCATTCGAGGCGCAGTCCGCCGAAATCAAAGAGCTACAGATGCAGATGGCGACTTTAGGTATCAGCACTTTGAGCCAACAAAAGTTTGTAGCAGAGTCAGCCGACGCTCGCCGCTTGGACCGTGTTGACACAAACTCGATGCTTTCAATGGTGTCAATGGACGTTGAGCAGGCGTTGCAAAAGTCTTTCAACTTGGCTGCCAACTATGTAGGTATCGAGCCCCCCGAAGTTAAGCTGAGCCGCGACTTCGACATCGACCGTTTAATCGGCCAAGACATCACAGCGCTTACTGCGCTATTCGATCAAGGTGTACTGGGCCGTGATGAGTTCCGCCAAATTTTGGTACAGGGCGAAGTATTGTCAACGGCAACTGAAGTTGCCAATACCTCGCACTGAGGAACCCAGAAGTAATTCAGTAGAATAGAGCAGTCACTACAAAAAGCCAATGGGCCAATCCTTAGAGAAGGTGCTCCAACCTGACGGTTCTCATAAATGGGAATTGGTCGAGTTGCGCGAGCCCCAGCCGGAGCCTGCAGTGTGTAAGCCCACCCGTAAACGGAAGCCAGCAGCCGACTCTGCTAGCAAAACCCCGACCCCCGACTTCGACTTTTGACCATGGAAGAGCAAGTAATCCAGGAAGCGCCCGTGGCGCAGCCTGAGCAGCCCGTGGCTGCAGAGACCAGTGCTCCAGACCCCATTGCCGCTGTCAAAGCGGAATATGAGGCGCAGCTTTCTGCACTGAAGACCCAAGCCACCGAAGCCGAGGAACGATTCCAAGGCATCAAGACCAAGCTTGATGAGGTCTACAAAAAGCAGGACGACCAGCGCAAAAAGACGCTGGAGGACCAAGGCCAGTGGAAAGACCTTTGGGAGGAAGCCAACAAAACCGTACAGGACAAGGACGGCCAAATCAGCGACCTCCAACGTCAGCTGGAAGACCTGAAAGTGTCCAACGAGCTTGCCTCTACCCGTACGAGTGCTTTGGCAGCCATCAGCCAAGCTGGTGCGATCAACGCGGAGCAAATGCTGTTGCTTCTGCAGAACAACCTGCACCGCAGTGACGACGGCAGCGTATCAATTTTGGACAAAGGTGTTAAGCAGGACATTAACACTTATTTGGGTAATCTTAAGAACCCAGGATCAGGTTTTGAGCATCACTTTAAGCCCAGCAGTGCTGCGGGTATGGGTGCTAAGCCCACACCAAACTCTGCTGTTTCCCCTGGGATGTCTAATCCTTGGAAGGAAGGTAGTATTAACATAACGAGGCAAATGCAGATCGACGCTCAGGATCCCGACCTTGCAGCAGTGCTGAAGCGGGAAGCGTCACTGTAAGCCCCTGTGGGGCGTCCTCTACAAGTCTGTGGCTTGGATCCCGTCAACCCTGACTTTGGTTATCAACCATGGCCGCCCCATTTCAGAATTATTCCGGCGGTGTCCTGCTCGCGGACATCGTAAAAAGGAATAACCTCAGCGCCTACGTGTCTGAGGCGATCAAAGAGCGCTCTTTGTTTGTGAAGAGCGGCGCTGTTGTTCGCAACTCCCTGCTGGATGCCCGCGAAGGCGGCACCCGCATTCAGGTTCCTGAGTTCAACCCTGTGGCTCCTACTGAGGAGATCATGGACGGTACTGCAACTTGGGGCACCAGCACTGCTGGCTACCTGACCCCTCAGAAGATCGGCACTGCAACCCAGATTGCGACCATCTGCCATCGCGGTTTCGCGTATGCCGTAGATGACGTGGCACTGCTGGCTGCTGGTGAAGATCCCATGCTTCACATCCGCAACCAACTGGCCGACGCCATCAACAAGCTGAACAGCGCCCGTCTGTTCTCCCAGCTGGCCGGTCTGTTTGGCACCGCACTGTCTTCCCACTCTCTGGATAAGGCAATTGCTGCAGCCTCTGGTCAAGGCGAAGCCAACTACCTGACTGCCGCCACTGTTGCTGAAGCCCGCTCTGTGCTGGGTGAGCGCGGTGACGAGCTGGACATTCTGGTTGTCCACCCTTCTGTTGGCTTCTACCTGTATCAGGTGGGTCTGCTGACCTTCTCCACTTCAGCACTGGCCGCTTCTGGCGCTGTGACTTGGGGTGGCGGTGGCGTCGGCGTAAATGCCCGCGCTATCGGCGAATTCGCCGGTTGTCAGGTCATTATGGACCCTCAGGTCAACACTGTCCGCCCTGGCACTGCAACCCACGTCAGTGAGTTCCGCTGCTACCTGATGAAGGGTGGTTCAGTGATGGAAGGTGTGCAGCAGGATCTGCGTATCGAGGCCGACCGTAACGTGCTGTCTAAGCAGGACGTTCTGTCCGTTGACTACCACACCGCCTACCACGTGATGGGCACCAAGTGGACCAACGCTGGTGACAACCCCACCAACGGCACGCTGGCTACCGCTAACAACTGGAGCGCCACCTACGACATCGACCTGATTCCTATGGTCGAGCTGATCGTGAACACTCCACTGGACACCTCTGCTATCCCTGCCTGATACCATCAGTTTGGACTGCGAGACACCGGCCCCACTTCGGTGGGGCTTTTTTATTGGCGTTAAACTGAAACAAAGCATCGCACATTGTCGTGGCAGCTGTAATTGACGCCACTTTGAAGGGAGCCTCCTCCAACAGCTTTGTAACGCTGGCCGAGGCAAACTCGTACTTTGAAACCGTCCCAAACAGCAGCACCTGGGACGACAAAACGGACGACCAAAAGAACCGCGCAATCATCAGCGCCACCCGCTGGATCGACGGCCTGAATTTTTACGGCGACCGCTGCAGCACAAGCCAAGCTCTGAGCTGGCCCCGCAATAACTACCACGTAGACCGCGTAGAGCTTCTATGCAGCGAGATCCCATCAGAAATCAAGTACGCAACATATGAGCTGGCCCGCGCCCTTGCAAACGACACCGACGCTGTAACCGGCAACACGGGCACCACCGGCATCTACGAGCAGGTCGAGCTGGGCGAGCTAAAAGTCAAGTACAATACGGACAGCCAAGCCGTTGGCGCGATCAACAACATCTTCGATGTCTACCCATGGCTGCAGTCATACCTTGGCGCGTACACGATTGG